GCAGGCCACGGGCTTGGTGCAGTTCAACCTGGAGCGGCCAGCGAAGCTGATCTACCCGGTCATCACTCCCCTGCGGAACCGCATCCCGCGGGTCAAGTCCGTCGGGGGGACGGCGGTCAACTGGCGCGCGATCACCGGCATCAACGTGGACACCCTGAGCGGCGGCGTGCCCGAGGGCGGGCGCAACGGGCTCATCTCGACCGAGGTCAAGAGCTACGTCGCGGCGTTCAAGACGCTGGGTCTGGAGGACAGCGTCACGTTCGAGGCGCAGTACGCCGGCGAGGGGTTCGACGACGTGGTCGCGCGGATGATCGAGGGGCTCCTCCGCAGCACGATGGTGATGGAGGAGAACGTCCTCCTCGGCGGCAACAACAGCGTGGCGCTCGGGACCACGCCGACGCCGAGCGCGGTGGCGGTGGACAGCGGCGGGACGATCCCGGACAGCACCGACGTGGTGGTGTCCGTGGTGTACCTCACGCACGAGGGGTTCCGGACGGGCAGCGTGGCGGGGGGCATCCGGGGCGAGGTGACGGTGACGCCGGCCGGTGGCGGGGCGAGCTACACGCACGGAGGGTACAGCGCCGGCATCAGCGCGTCCGACACGGTGACGACCGGGGCAGCGGCGGGCGACGACAGCAGCGTGCTGGCGACCGTGGACACGGCGCCGGGCGTGATGGCGTACGCCTGGTTCTGGGGGCCGACCGCGGGGGCGGCGCAGAAGCTGGGGGCGATCACCACGATCAACTCCGTCCGGATCACGACGGCGGTGGGGTCCGGCACGCAGGCGGCCAACGACCCGCTGATCGCGTCCGACAACTCGACGGACGACCTGGTGTACGACGGACTCATCAGCCTCATCGCGGGCGCCGGCCAGGAGAACCCGGCCGCGTCGGCGAGCGGGGCGCTCGTGCGGTTCCAGGACACCGGGACGCCGGGCACCGGCACGCCTCTGACGGCGAGTGGGGCTGGCGGGATCGTGGAGATCGACGAGGACCTCAAGTCCTTCTGGGACAACTTCCGCCTGAGCCCGCAGTACATCCTCGTGAACGCGCAGGAGCTGGACGGCATCACCCGCCTGATCATCCAGGGGGGCGGGACGCCGCTGTTCCGGTTCGTGCTGGACGGGGCGCGGGGGAACGGCGACCCGGCTCTGGCGGGCGGGACCCTGTCGGCGGGCGTGGTGATCGGGACGTACCTGAACAAGTACACGATGGACGGCGGGAGCCTGGTCAAGGTCCTGCTGCACCCGAACGTGGCGCCGGGGACGATCCTGTACTTCAGTGACAAGCTGATGTACCCTCTGAGCAACGTGACCAACCCGGTTCAGCTCAAGCTGCGCCGGGAGTACTACCAGATCGACTGGCCGCTGCGGCAGCGGCAGTACGAGAAGGGCGTGTACGTGGACGGCGTGCTGCAGATGTACTTCCCGCCGGCCTACGGCATCCGCTCCAACATCGCGGCGCTGTAACGGCGCGCGGCAATCCGGGGGGGGCGGGCCGCGGGGTCCGCCTCCCCTCAACCGAGGAGGAGTCATGGCGAAGTACAGGGTTCCGGGGTGCGCAGGGATCGGAGGGAGCGGGCGGACGCGTCCGGCGCGGCCCGACAAGGCGGGGGTGTTCGACCTGACGCCCGAGCAGGTGCAGGCGGCGGTGCGGTGTGGCTTCAAGCCGGTGCCGGTGTCCGTGCCCGCGCTCGCGCCCGAGAAGGACGCGCCGAAGGGCGGCGACCAGGTCTCCAAGCCGAAGGGCGGTGACGAGGCCCCCCAGACCGAAGCGAAGTAGTCGGCCGGACGGGAGGCGCCCCTGTCCACCCTGTGCACACTCGCCGACGCTAAGCGGTGGCTCAAGATCGAGGCGGCGAACACGTCGGAGGATGACCTCCTCACCAGCCTGACCGAGCGCGTGACGGCGGCGATCCAGTCGTACACGTCGCGCGACCTGTTCCCCCAGGACTACACGGAGGTGCGCAACGGCCCCGGGGGACCGCGCCTGACGCTGCTCCAGTTCCCCGTGACGGCGGTGTCCAGCGTGACCGTGAACGGCCGGGCGGTCCCCCAGGCGACGACCCCGACGGGACCCGGCTGGCTGGCGGACGACCGGGAGGTGTACCTGACGCCGTCGGCGGCGGTGGACGGGGGGGCCGTGGGGCTGTTCCCCCGGGGGTTCCAGAACGTCGTCGTGGAGTACGAGGCGGGGTATGCGACGATCCCCGCGGACCTGGTGAACGCGTGCGTGCAGCAGGTGGGGTACGAGTTCCGGGCGAGCACGCGGATCGGCGAGCGGTCCAAGACCCTGGGGGCGGCGCAGACCGTGGGGTACCTCACGGACGACTGGCTGCCGGGGGTGCTGGCTACGATCAACCGCTACCGACGCGTGTCGGTGCCGACGTGATCCAGGCGACGGTCGTCGGGACGCCCGAGGCGACGGCCCGCCTGCGGGGCGTCACGCCCGCGCTACTGGACGACCTGGAGCACCGGATGATGGCCCTGACCATCGCCATGCAGTCCAGCGTGAAGGCGAACAAGCTGAGCGGCCAGGTGCTGCACCGGCGCACGGGGACGCTGAGCCGGGCCGTCCACCAGGACGTGACGCGGGACGACCGGGGCGTGGTGGGGCGCGTGTACGTGGGGCCGGAGGCCCCGTACGGCCGCGTCCACGAGAAGGGGTTGACCGTCCAGGTGCCGGAGCACCGGCGGACGATCACGCAGGCGTTCGGGCGCCCCATCGAGCCGACCACCGTGACGGTGCGGGCGCACTCCGCGCACTTCCCGGAGCGCGCGTTCCTCCGCCCGACGCTGGAGGAGTACCGCGCCGAGTTCCTGCGGCAGGTGTCCCTGGCCGCGCGCGCGGCCGCGGGGCGGTGACGTGGCGATCACGCCGGAGCAGGCGTATGAGGCGCTGAGGGCACGGCTGGAGGCGGCCCTGGTGCCGACGCCGTTCAAGCGGGTCAGCCGGGTCTGGACCTCGTGGGCGGACCTCGCGGCGACGGGGGAGCAGCCGGTCCTGTTCATCGCGCAGACGGGGGGGGCGCGGGAGCAGAGCCGGGGCAGCCCGGTGCGGCGCACGCTGCGGTGCGACCTGGTGATCTACGCCAACCGCGGGAACGACCCGAAGCTGGTGCCAGGGACGACGCTCAACGCGCTGGAGCTGGCCGTCGAGCAGGCGCTTGCCCCGGACCCCGTGACCGGCGTGCAGGACCTGGGCGGGGAGGTGAGCCACGCCTGGATCGAGGGCGACGTGGTGCAGAACGAGGGGACGACGCAGGAGCAGATGGTCGAGGTCCTACCCCTCAACATCCTGCTGCGCGCGGACTCCTGGAGCCCGGCGAAGGGCTACCTGTTCGGGACGGGGTCGCTGTACGCGATGGCCGCGTCCGCCCAGGGCGGGGAGCCCCTGCCGTTCCCGACGCCGATCCGGTTCGCCAACTTGAAGGAGGTGTCGGTCACGGTCGAGCACGAGCTGAACGTGGCTGGGTCGCAGCGGCTGACTCCCGTGCGGATGGCGAAGGGGGCGCTGCGGGTGACGGCGCGCGCCCGCTGGGGGGTGTTCGACCCCCTGCTGGTGGGCCAGGTGTTCCTGGGGACGAACGCGGGGGTCGGCGCCCGGCTGGTGCGGGAGGATGAGACGCTCACGGTCCCGGCTGGGGGCGGGTCGGTCCCGGTGGTGCCGCCCGCCGGGGGGACTTGGACGCGGGATCTGGGGGTTCTCCGGGCGGGGGATGGGCAACCACTGGCCGCTGGCACGGCGGCGGCTCCGGGGTTCTACGCGGCCTCGGCGGGGTCCTACACGTTCGACGCGGCGGATGGGGGGCAGGACGTCCGGGTCAGCTACCTCTACGACCGCGCGGACGGTCCCCGGCTGACCGTGACGAATCAGTTCAAGGGGTTGCCCCCGGACTTCACGGCGGTGCTCCGGGGCGAGTATAATGGCCGCGAGATGGCGTTGGTCCTGGAGAACTGCGCGGTGCGGCGCCTGGTGGTACCGGCGACCCTGGAGCAGTTCTCCATCGAGGACTTCGAGTTCGAGGCATACGCAGACTTGACCGAGCTGGTGGCCACGCTGAGCGCGGCCCCGTGAAGGAGGGATCGACATGGGTCTGGACGTGACGCAGGTGCAGCTGTTCGGCCCGGTGGCCGTGTCCATCGGCGGTGCGGACGTCGGTCACACCGACGATGCGGGCGTGAAGATGGAGCTCAAGAACACGGTCGTCAACGCGATGGCGGGCAAGTACGGGAAGGTCCCGGTCGCGTCCTGGCTGAACGGGCAGACCGCGGAGATCACGTTCAACCTGATCCAGACCGACTTCGACAACCTGGCGGAGGTGCTGCCGGGGGCCCTGAAGGTCACGGACGGGTCGGACACCAAGCTGACGTTCGGGCGGGGCGCGGGGTTCGTGTTGGCGCCGGTCGAGCTGGTGCTGGCGCCGTTCCCGGCGGGGCAGAGCCCGCGGTTCAACCTCAAGGCGGCGCGGGCGGTCCCGGTCGGGGACTTTACGATCACGTACACGGGCGACGCGCACAACTCCTGGGCGTGCAAGTTCCAGGTGCTGATCGACGAGGCGGGCGGGCAGGAGGGGTCGTTCCTGTTCACGTTCGGGGACCCGAGCGTGACCTCCGACGTCGTCGCGCCGAGCATCACGTCGGTCGCGCCGGCCGACGGAGTCACGGGGGTCGCGGTGACGGCCAACGTGGTCTGGAACGCGAGCGAGGACCTGGACCCCTCCAGCGTCAGCACGGCGACGGTGAAGCTGATCGCCGCGCCGCTGACCGCGCCCACGGCGGTCGCGGGGACGGTGGGTCTGTCCAACAACGGGACGGCCACGGTCATCACGTTCAACCCCACCGCGAACCTGGGCGCGTCCACCCAGCACCTGGCGGTGCTGGACGGCGTGCGGGACCGCGCGGGGAACGCGCTGCCGCTGTACGCCTCGGACTTCACCACGGCGTAGCGTGGACGAGCCCAAGACCCTGCGCCGCACGCGTCCGGTGCCCTATGGGACCCGGACCGTGACGGTGCGGGAGTTGAGCCTCCGGGAGCTAGCGGTGCTCGCGGGCACGGTGCGCGAGACGTTCGAGAAGCACCGGGGTCTGCTCGACGCGCTCCAGAGCGGGGATGGGCGGGCGGCGGCGCAGGCCATCGCCGAGCTGGTCCAGCTCGTGCCGGAGCAGCTCCCCCGCGTGGTCGCGCTGGTGAGCGACGCGACGGAGGCAGAGTGCCTGGACTCGACCCCGCGCGAGACGCTGGCTCTGCTGGTGGCTGCGTGGGAGGTCAACGGGCTGACGGAGCTGCTTCGAAAAAACGTGCCGACGCCGGGCGCGGCCCCGGCACCAGTGGACACTCCGAAGCCGAGTTGAGCGACGCGCTCGTGTGCGCGCTGTGCTTCGACTACCGACTGCTCCCGGACGAGGCGTGGGGGTTGACGCCGCGGGCCGCGGGGGCGCTCCTGGAGCACGCGGAGCGGCGGCGCCTGACCGACCAGCTGGACGCCCTGACCTCCGCCCGCGCTTCTGATCCCGCCGCGGTGCGGGATGCCCTGTTGGACCAGCTGCAGGTGCTCAATGGGCGGCGCGGGGGACCCAAGGGGGCCTCGTTTGAGGACGGGCTCGCGCGCCTGGCCGAGGCGAGCGGGCGCCCCGACGTCGCGGCGCGGGCGCGCAGGGAAGCTCAAGTGCGGCGCATCCTGAAGCTGGTGTCGGAGGAGAGTCGTGCCTGAGAGCGCCGGAGAGCTGTCGGTCCGCCTGACGGCGTCCATCGCCGACCTGAACCGGGGCCTGACCGAGGCCGGCCGGAAGGTGGACCAGTTCGGTAAGCAGTCGCAGGCGTCTCTGGAGGCTTTGGGACGGACCGTGGCGGGGGTGTTCACGGCCGGTGCGGTGCTGTCCTGGATCAAGCAGGGCGTGGCCGGGTTCGCGGAATACGAGCGGGCGCTGGACTCCCTGGGCAACAAGGTGCGGGCCGCGGGGGGCGACTGGGCGGGGCTGCGCGGGGGGGTCGAGGACTACCTCCGGAGCGTCAAGGAGTCCACGCGGTTCAGCGACGACGAGGCGCTCGCGGCCCTCGACGCGCTCATGCTCAAGACCAACGACCTGAACGCCTCCATGCGCCTGAGCGAGCGGGCGATGGACCTGGCCGTGGCCGCGCACATCCCCCTGACCGAGGCGGCGAACACGCTCGCGCTCGCGTACCAGGGGAATCAGCGGGGTCTGATGATGCTGTCCCGCCAGCTCGGGATCACGGGGGACGCGGCGAAGGATGTTGACAAGGTGTTCGCGGAGCTGGAGCGCCGGACGGCCGGACTGGCGCGGGGCGAGGACAACCTGGCGACGAACCTGGCGAAGGCCCGGCACCAGATCGAGGACGCGGCGAAGGCGATGGGGGAGGCGCTGGCCCCCGCGATCAGCCGCGTGGCGGCGTTCCTGGCGACGGTGATTCCGCGGGCCGTGGACTTCATCATCAACCTCGGGCAGGTCGTTGGCGTCGCGCTCGGGGACGTGACCGTGATGATCCTGAACTACCTGGACCTGTGGGCGGACCGCTTCGGGGCGCTCGGGCGGTTCCTGGTGGACGTCTGGCGGTCCCCTATCGAGGCGGCTAAGGGGTTCGCCCGCGACCTGGACGACGCGCAGGAGGGGTACGCCTTCAAGGAGCGCGAGCGGCAGAAGGCGACGTCGGACCTGCTGACGAAGATGGCCGAGGATACAGAGCGCAAGAAGACCGACTCCGCCAAGAAGGGCGCGCTCGACCGGACCATCGTCGCCAAGAAGGAGCAGGAGGAACTGGTCGGGATGGTGCGGAGCGAGCTGAGCTTCTTCGACCAGCAGATGAAGAAGCGGGAGACGATCTTCTCCGTGATGGCGCGGGGGATCAGCGCGGAGTCTAAGACCCTCAAGCAGAAGGTGCAGGCGGATGACAAGGAGGCGACGGAGCACTTCAAAGGCCTCGTGAAGGAGCGGGAGGAGGCGGCGAAGGCGAGCGCGCAGGCGGCCGCCCAGTCCATCACGGAGTTCACTACGGGCATGGTGACGAGCGTGGCGGATGGGCTGGCTTCTGTGGTCGCTCACGTCGTCGAGACGGGGAGGATCACGGCGGACGCGTGGAAGGAGGCGGGGACCCTGGTGCTGCGGAGCTTCCTCAAGATGCTCGGCAAGCAGCTCATCGAGGAGGCCGGTTGGTACGCGGCTCGGGCCGTCGCGGCGCTGTTGAGCGTGGTGGGGGCCGCCGCGGCGCCCGGCCTGTTCCTCGCGGCGGCCAAGAGCGGGGCCGCAGGGGCTGCGCTGCTGGGGCTGGCGTCGAGCGTTAAGCTGGCGGCGGGCGGCATCATCACGCGGCCGACTATGGCGCTGGTGGGGGAGGAGGGGCCGGAGGCCGTGATCCCGCTGGACCGCGCGGGTGGGCTGGTCGGGCTGTCAATCCGCAGCGTCTCCATGGTGTTCCCGAACGTGCGGCGGGAGGAGGACCTGCGGGGGCCGCGCTTCGCCATGACGGCGGCGCGGGAGCTGGCGCGCGTGCAGCAGGACCTGAACATCCGCCGCGGCGTGAAGGGCGTGTAGATGGCGCAGCGCCCGCCGATCAAGGTGTTCTACGACCCTCGGCGGACCTACCCGGGGACGCGGCAGCGGACGTTTCCCGGGGCACCTGCGATCGCGGAGCAGTTCGGGATCTTCGCGGTGCCGCCCGCGCTTGACGATGGGGCGGTCCATGAGATGGTGCAGCTGGGGGATCGCGTCGTGTTCATCGGCTCGTTCTCGTCCGTGGCCGGATCTCCGCGCTCCCAGGTCGCCGCGTTCAGCCTGACGACCGGACTGCTCGACGCGGGCTGGGCCCCGACGTTCCTGGGCGGGGGCCCCACGGGCATCGCCACGGACGGGGAACACATCTACCTGTTCGGGACGTACACGAGCGTGAACGGGTTCTCGACTCTGGCGGGTCTACCCGTCGGGGTCGTGGTGCGGTTCGCGGCCGACGGGACCCTGGACCAGACCTGGAACCCCGGGATCAGTGGGACGCCCCTGGGCGCGTTCCACGCCGCCGCCGACCCGGCGTCCGGGGTGCTGTACGCGGCCGCCGAGGGGGACGCAGTCTTCACCCTCCAGGGGGGGGCGACGCGGACGCGGGCGTTCGCTCTAGACGTGGCCACCCCGACGGCCACGCACGCCTGGGACCCGGCCCCGGATGCGAAGGTGTTCGCGCTGGAGCTGGATGCCGGCTCCGGATTCGTGTACCTGGGAGGGGACTTCGGGAGCGTGGGGGGGGCCGCCGTGTCGAACCTGGCGCGCGTCTCGGCCGCGACCGGGGCGGCCGACTCCTCGTGGGCGCCGACCCCAGGGGGAACCTGCACGTCCATCGCCCGGGACGTCCTGGCGGGCCTGACCTACGCGGGAGCGCGGAACGGGTTCGGCCTCAAGTTCATCAAGGCGTACGACGACGCGGGGGCCGCGACGAGCTTCTCGCTGGAGGCCACGGGGGGGACGGGGGACGTCACGGCGATCACCCTGGGGTCGACGTCGATCTTCGTGGCCGGGGGGTTCACGGCCATCGGGGGGGTGTCGCGGTCCTTCCTGGCGGCGCTGACGTACTCGGGCAACGTGAGCCTGGACTGGGACCCCAGCTCGAACGCCGGGGGCGTGTTCGCGTTCATCCTGTCGGGGCAGACGCTGTACGTCGGGGGGCCGTTCACGAGCATCGCGGGGGGGCACGCGCAGCGCGGGCTCGACGCGCTGCCCACGGCCGAGTACCCGACGTTTACCGACGGCAACTCTCGTTTTGTGGCAAAGACCGGGAGCGACGCGGCCGCCGGGACGCGGACGGCGCCGTACCTGACCATCGGGAAGGGGCTAGCTGGGCTGACGGGCGCCTTCCGGTACGTCGTGGTGCTGGACAGCGGCACGTACGAGGAGACGCTGTCGGTGTCTTACGCGGGGGCCAGTTCGGGGGGGCTGTACGCGGACTTCGGTCAGGCGCCGATCATCGCGGTGCCGCGCGGGGCGAATGAGGATGCGCTCGGCGCGCGGACCTCGGGGCGGACCACGTTCTACACCGGGAGCTCCGCGAATATCGCCTACGTCAGCAAGGACGGCAACGACGCCACGGCGGTGAAGGGCGATCCGACCAAGCCGTTCCTGACGATCCAGGCGGCCATCAATGCCACGGTCAGCGGCGACGCCGTTCAGATCCAGGATTCTTTCCTGTACCAGGAGCTTCTGACCGCGCCGGCGTTCGCTCTGACGATCCAGGCGGCGGATGGGCAGGTGCCGACGGTGCGGAGCACGAGCCTCAGCAATACGATCACGGTTCCGAACCTCGGCAACTTGACGCTGCTCGGGATCGCCGTCGTGAACGACTGGTCGGCGACGCTCGGGGCGGCCGACTCCCCCAGCTGCGTGTTCTCGGCGGGGGGGTCGGGCACCAGCCTGCGCGCCGAGGACTGCACGTTCTCGGGGTTCGTCCACGGGGTTCGGTGGGAGCTGGGGACGTGTGCGATCACGAGCTGCTACTTCCGTGACCAGAGCAAGGCCGCGGTGCTGCTGCCCGTGGACAACGTCGCCCGGAGCCTGGCCATGACGAACTGCCTGGTCGAGCGCGCGGCCGTGTCGGGGGAGGGAGACGTCGAGTGGGTCGGCCGGGCAAGCCCGGCGTCCTCCGTCGCCGATATGATCGTGCGCCGCTGTACGTTCAGGGACAGCCGGAGCTCCCTGGGGAGCGTGCGCGTGCGTGGGGATACTGCGGGTACTGGGACGTTCTTGGTGGAGGCGTGCACGTTCGACCGGTCCACGCAGCCGGATACTCCGGGCGCGGGGGTGATCCTGACGCAGCGGTGTGGCGAGAGTGTGACGGTGCGGAACTGCCTGTTCTCTGGCCTGGGGGGTCCGGCCGTGGACGATGAGTGCGCGGTGAGCGCGGCCGCGCGGACGTTCCGGAGCCTCGTTGCGGACCGGTGTTGCCGCCACGCGCTGAGCGTGGGGGCCTCGTTCTTCGCCGGGGGGTCCGCTGCGACCGCCGTCGCGCCGCCGGAGTGGAGCAGCTGCGCGTCCCTGCACAGCGTCCGCGACGGATTCCAAATGTCCTACGCGGGGGCCGCCGGGAGCGTGACCGTGAGCAACTGCGTGGCGCTGGGGTCGGCGGAGCGCGGGTTCGACTTCTCGACCAACATCGGCGGGACCCTGAAGAACAGCGCGGAGCGGGGGTCAGTCCTGGAGAGCGCGTTCCGGCAGGCGGCGGGTTCCGCGACGCTCCGGGACTGCGTCTTCTCTACTAGCCCGACCTGGGAATCGGCGAGCGTCACGCGGCTGCTGATCGCCGACCCGGCCTTCCTGGACGTCACCAGCGGCTCGGCCAACGTCGCGCTGAGCGCGACGAGTCCGTGCCACAACTACGTCGGGCCGGATGCTCCGAACGCCGGGCTCGCCAACAGCCTGATCGTGCTGTTCAGTCTGGCCGCCCCGTTCACTGTCCAGGGGTTCATCCTGTCGGGCGACCCGAACTTCCACGATGGGATTACCGACCGGGGAAACCTCGCCCACCGGGGGACGGTGCGGTACTGCACATTCCGGGGCCTCGCGGTCCACGGCATCAGGACGCAGTCCGGGATGACGGTGCAGCTCTGCGACTTCCAGCGGTTGAACGGCGAGGGGGTCAACGTCAACGGGGCGGGAAGCGAGGTGAGCCGGAGCGTGGCCCTGGCGTGCGGGGGGGCGGCGGTCCTGGTGGACGCCTCGGGGGTGACGGTGGAGCACGTCACGGCGTCGGGGTGCCAGTTCGGACAGTTCGACCGGTCGGGCTCGGGGCTGTACCGGGACAACGTGTTCTCGGGCAACGCGGAGGTGGACTATTCAGGACCGGGGGTGCAAGAGAACAGCGCCGTCGAGCTGGTCAGCGCCGACGCCGAGGTGGAGGGGACGCGGCTGAACCCGCTGTTCCGGATCGACGGGGAGGATCTTCGGCTCCAGACCGTCGAGGTGGGGTTCCCGGTGGACAGCCCGGCGAAGGGTCTGGCGCACGACGGGACGGATGCGGGGGCCTACCTGTTCGATTACGGGGGGCTGGTGGAGGAATTCACGATGGTGGACTTCGGGACGGGCGCCGGGGACTCGTCCACGGCGTACCGCAACCCGGACCACGTCGAGCGCCGGTCCTACGCGGTGAAGCTGTCGGAGGGCGAGACGTTCGGGGGGGTGACGTACAGCCGCGCCCCGACTTACAAGCGCGAGTACCTGCTCTCGTGGGACCCGGACAACGCCATGCCGCCCGCCCAGGTGGACGACCTCAAGGCCATCTACGAGACGGGTGAGGGGGAGTGCCGGATCAGCTTCGACGGCGACGTCACGCGCATCCCCGTGCGGGTGGTGCGCTCCCAGGGGTTCCGGTTCGTCGAGGTCGAGGGCGCGTTCTACTCCGACGACAGCCTTCCGACGCCGGTCAATGAGTTGCTGTTCCGGGAGAGCGCGTGACGACCGCGCGGCTCCTCGGGATCGACGTTACGGACCAGGTGGTGACGTGGGGTCGGCTGGAGCAGGTCAAGGATGCGCTGCTGGCACGGGCGGAGCTGTTCACGTCCGAGATGCAGATCGAGGTCCGGAACGAGCGCCGGCAGTTCAGCACCGGCCGCGCCCCGGAGTCTCTGCTGGGGGGCGTGCGGTGGTATAACGCCCCGCTGGACGTCGAAGTCGATGGGAGTCTGGTGTACCGGGGCCTGGTGCGGGACGTGCAGCCAGGGGCCGTGCAGCATACTGCGGTCCTGGTGAGCGAGAACGTGCTGCGACGCCCAGCCGAGTCGGCGGTGGAGGGGACGTTCTCCGGGCAGAACCCGGCCAGCTTCTTGCTGGCGCGGCTGCGGGAGGTGGTGGGCGAGGATCAGCTCGATGCGACCAGCTTCCAGCAGGCC